TCCATGCCCAGACCAGCACGGTTGAGAACGTCAGCCCAAGTGTTGATCACTTTACCCTGACTATCGACGATAGACTGGTTGAAGTTGAAACCGTTGAGGTTGAATGCCATGGTGCTAACACCAAGAGCAGTGAACCAGATACCAACAACAGGCCAAGCAGCAAGGAAGAAGTGCAGTGAACGAGAGTTATTAAACGATGCGTATTGGAAGATCAAACGACCGAAGTAACCATGAGCAGCTACAATGTTGTAGGTCTCTTCTTCTTGTCCGAACTTGTAACCGTAGTTCTGTGACTCGGATTCTGTTGTCTCACGAACGAGACTAGAGGTGACGAGAGATCCATGCATAGCAGAGAAAAGAGAACCACCGAAGACCCCAGCAACTCCCAGCATATGGAAGGGGTGCATAAGGATGTTGTGTTCCGCTTGGAAAACAAGCATGTAGTTGAAAGTTCCCGAAATCCCCAGAGGCATTGCATCAGAGAAGGATCCTTGACCGAAGGGATAGACCAGAAAAACTGCGCTAGCAGCAGCAACGGGTGCGCTGTAGGCAACACAAATCCAAGGACGCATACCAAGTCGGTAAGAAAGTTCCCACTCACGACCCATGTAGGCATAGATACCAATCAGGAAATGGAAGACGACCAGTTGGAAAGGTCCACCGTTATATAGCCACTCATCGAGAGAGGCTGCTTCCCAGATGGGGTAAAAGTGCAGTCCAATAGCATTGGACGAAGGAATAACAGCACCAGAGATGATGTTGTTTCCGTACATGAGTGAACCAGCAACGGGTTCACGGATACCATCAATGTCCACTGGGGGAGCACCGATGAATGCGATGATGAAACAAGTCGTAGCAGCCAGCAGGCAGGGGATCATCAGAACACCGAACCAGCCAACGTACAGGCGGTTGTCGGTGGAAGTGACCCAATTACAGAACTGTTCCCAAGTATTCGATTGTCGTTGTTGTGAAAGTGTAGCAGTCATTGTTAGTAGACAGTAGTAAGACCATCAGGGAAATGGTGGAGTTACTATGCTCCCCGCACCCTCAGCGGGGATATGAGAGACGGATTGGTAAACCTGCCTAGTCTCGGTCAAACGGCAGGGATAACAATGTTAAGATTTATTAGAAATCCGTAACATTTGTTTACCTATTTATCATACTACGATTTCCCGCCACCGTCAAGCCCCCAAATGGGGACTCCCGCTAAATACTTACAGTGTTCATTCATACAAGAAAATGAAAAGACTTCTATTAGCCTTTTCGTTATTCTTCGCTATTCCAGTTAATGCTGCTGAAATTACATCAAGAATCACTGACTCCGTACAATTGAAAGTTGATGGTGCTGCTGTTCAATCGACTCGAATCGGCGCTTCTTATTCTGTAAGTGGATCAAATATCTCTGCATCATCCTTCGGCGGTGTAGGTGGTGCTGGAACCTACGATGTCAATACTGCTGGTCAAGCATTTTCATTCAGTGAGAGTTTTAACGCTGCTGATACACCCGTAACTACACAGACGGTTACTGGTGGCGTAATCGGTTCGCCCAATCTCTATGGCGACAGCGTAACTCAATCTGGTGGTGATAAGGGAACTCTTGCTGGTACGTTATCTGCTACTGGTGTTCCTACTGTTACTGCTGGTGGTGCTGGTACGACTGCAACTGGTCAAAGAACCATCGAATTGAGTGTGTTCAAATGAGACATTTAACTCCCGCATTGCTTTTAGCAGCGGGAGTCATTTGTACTCCTGCTTATGCTGAAAGTGTTGTGCCTAATTTTACCAGAGGCACAATCAACTCTACAACAGAATCAACGACAAAAATTGTAGAAACTATTCGTCAAGTTGAATATACAACTGGCACATCATACACTGTGACTGGAACTAACATTAACATTCCTGGAACTCCTGCTCCTGGAATGAGTTACAGCATTATGGAACAAGGTGCTCCATTTCAGTTCAGTGAAACTTATCTCGGTCCTGGATTGGCAAAAGAAACATGGATAGATCGCACCACAGAAACCCAATCAACTACTACATCAATCTCTGTCTTTACGCAGTAATTAGTTGTGGAACACTACCAGTTTTCGCGCAAAGTGCTCCCGCTCCTTCTAATACTAACATTGCTGGCCCTAGCGCCTCTGCCACTGGCAATGTTACTAATCAAGCAGTACAAGTATTACAAGGACCATATGCAGTTAATACATACGGATCGGGAGTTAGTTGTCAAGGAGCAACATTCAGCGTCTCACCATTCGCATTAGGAAGCAATAACAGCAGCGAAGACCCAGAGACTTTTAGATCTAGCAATGGAAACTATGGAATCTCTGCTGGTTTTAACATTCCATTAGACGGTGGACTGATGGAATTGTGTAAAGCAAGAGCAAAGGTTGAGATTGAAAGACAAAAAGCAGAAGCAGACAAAGCACGTCTTGATTTTGAGTTAGTTAGATTATTAAAGTGTGGTGAAGCAATTAAGAATGGAATTAGTTTCCATCCAGAAAGTCCTTATGCAAAGATCTGCGCTGATGTTGTTGTAAGATATCCATCAGTAAAACAAGCTGCTGCAAATCCTGAAATTAAAAATTAAAAGGATAGTCTAGCACTCAATTTTTTAGCAATCTTTTTAGCTGGGGCAAACAAGGACTTGAACCTTGCTTGCCCTTCTTTTGTAAACTTATCCAATATTACATCGTCAATAATGATTTTATTGTCAATTTCATAGAGAGAATTGATTTCTACCTGGTCTCTAATATATTGTTCAACATTATCAACCTGTTCTACGAGTCTAGTTCCGTCAGCAGAGTATTCGAAGATATCAATATGACCACTTTCTGCCAAAACATAATGTAAAACAGGTTTAACTTGTTTAATTTTAATTTTAAATTTTCTTTTTGTTGCCTCTTTAATGAGTGGTTCAGCAGCATTCTTAATTGTATTAAATGCTGTTGTAGCAACCATTGTAGCAGCAGTAGTCACTACGGCGATAGAACCAGCCGTAGCAACAACAGAAGGATCAGGAAGATTAATATCGATTCCATTGATTGTAAATGTAGGTTGTTTAGTTGTTGGTGGAACTTCAATAATAGGTTCAGGTGGAGGGGTTTGAACTGCTGGGGGCAGTTGAGGAGCAGGGGTAGAGTCTGGTAATCCTCTGGTTTTCTGTGCCTCCTCCGCTGCCTGCTTCTCACGTTCTGCCCTTACAGCAGCATCAAACTCTTCCTGTGTAGGAACATCAACAACTGGATATTTAAAAGATGGATCTGGATTATCAAATACAGGTAGTGCCAAACCACGAACCACTGGTGCCTGGGTTTCCCTTATGATTGGTGGTTCAATTGCTGGTATGACACTAGGACCCTGAATGCCAATTTTGGGTATCCCATTGGCATTAGTTTCTATATTGGCAATAATATTGGCATTTCCCAGTCCAATATCAGGTATATTTGGCATAAGAACTTACTATGATACTTCTTTATCAGTATCAGGTTCCTCTGGTTTTTTCTTGCTAGTGCTAGGTTCATCATCACCTTTCTTCATAGTATTAATACCAAAGGTAGCAGCAGAAGCTGTAAAAACAGTAGCAATGAAAGTTGGGTCCATCTTAGATAGAGCACCAGCATAACTTGCAGTTAGTAAAGCAGCAGCCCAACCAAGAATAGCAACACGAATAACAGTATTCATACAAGTTTCCTTTTTACTAGATTTACTAGTTGTCATTCGTCCCGTAATGGAGATTACAAATTATTTAGATCATGACATAAAAAAACTACCCTTTCGGGTAGTTGAAAATTTTTTTAATTAATCAGACTGTTGCTCCAACTTTAACTTTGGATGCAACGTATTCTAGTACTGCCTCGGGTGTTGATACCTCGTAGGGGTCTGTGTCTGCGTTGTCACGTAAACCTTCTTCAACGAATAGTTTTTCGATGATTCCGTTGTCCACCACAGCAGCATAACGCCAAGAACGAAGACCGAAACCAAGGTTAGACTTGTTGACCAAATAACCCATAGAGCGGGTGAAGTAAGCATTTCCATCGGGTACTAAGGTAATTTTTTCGATGTTTTGATCTTGTGCCCAGGCATTCATCACAAACCCATCATTAACAGAGATGCAGTAAATAGCGTCGATGCCGAGACCAATAAAGTCGTCATATTTCTCTTCGAATCCAGGTAGCTGATAGGCACTGCAAGTAGGAGTGAAAGCACCAGGCAAACTAAAAATGACAACACGCTTTCCATCGAAAAGTTCCGAAGATGTACGATTTACAAATTCGCCAGACTCCCTGAATACAAATTCCACCTGAGGAACTTGATATCCTTCTTTACGCATAGGAACCTCCGTAGTTTTTTTACGTCGAATAATATTGCGAAGCATAATCACCAAATACCAGGAATAATTTGACCAGTGGCAGCATAGCTACCCATTGCGGCAACAATACCAATCATTGCTGCCCATCCATTAATACGTTCTGCGCGTTCGTTCATTTTTTTTCTCCTTGATAAGAATGTTTTTGTTTAAGATCTGGATTTGGATTACAAACCAGTTTTTCTTTGATAGGTTTAATTACGATAAACTTATCGTTTTTAAGAGTACCAGCGATCTTGACTTCTAGTTCTACATCTCGATCCCAGGCACCACTCTCAACCAATTCTTGAAGGGCAACATTAAATTGCCCAAGCATATTAGCACTCACAGATTCTCTTCCTGTTCAGTGAGGATTACACAATCGCTAGTGGGATATGCTACACAAGTCAGCACCCAACCTTCTGCAATTTGGTCATCATCAAGGAACGATTGCTCTTCATTATCTACGGTGCCAGAGATGAGTTTTCCTGCACAAGCCGAGCAAGCGCCTGCTTTACACGACGAAGGGAGGTCAACACCCGCTTCCTCTGCTGCTTCAAGGATGTACTGATCCCCTTCACACTGAATAGTCGTTTCAGTTCCATCGGGAGAGCGGAGAGTAACATTGTATGCCATGACTTAATAAGTTTCAGATAGTTTGTTTACAGAGTGTGCCAACAAAACGAGGAAGGCAACGCTTGTTATTGTAAAGATAATTGAAGGCATTGTCAAGTCTCAGAAAACACCAAAGTAAAGATTTCCTGTCAGGGCATAAGAAAGAAATCCTGCGACAATACCCATCATTGCCCAGCGACCATTTGCTTTCTCTGCTTTTTCAGCGTAGGGTTCAATACCATAACGTTCAAGGTCTTCCTTGGTCATGTACATAGATGGTTCTTTGGCAAACATATTCATTTGCCCAAACTCATTTTTGGTTACAGTCATAATGCTTTGTAAAGAATTACTACAAAAGTATATAGCAAATGTAAAGATTTGTCAATAGGTCAACGGTATCACTCGCTACTCATATTCGAATTTTGCGTCACTCTTCCAAGATATGGGTCATAATCCATAAGATCTTGAATGGTCATATCAGATCCTTTTTGCTGCCACCAATGCCACAGAGCTCTATGATTGTTTTGATGGAAAACATCAACGTGATCTTGATGAATATGTGAAGGGAATTCAACTTTATACATCAAAAGAGGAATAGCAAAAGTATTTCCAGAGTTATAAATCAGGTCATCAGCAACTGCCCTTGGTTTCATTCCTTGATCGATTTTGTATTTGTCATCTCTACAATGAAGCCTCACGAGTTTTTCTGCATGATACCTATTAATAACATAGCAAGCTGTCGAAAAATCATTCACAAATCTCTTGTGAAGTTTTACATGAAGATCTCCCGTACAAATAATAGACATTTGTACAACATCCCAATCATAAGGAAAGTATGCAAGAAACTCTGACCAAGTAAAGTTCCAATGACGCACCACAGATAGATCACAATCATCTTCCATCATGATCGCATATGGAGAGTCAGACGTTTCAAGATAATGTTTGATTGCTTTAAGGTGTGAAGTAGTACAACCGACTTCACCAGATGACATCATGTCTGGATAAGTCCCTTTAAGAATACCCCCAAGGTCATCTTCTCTGCCATCATATGCAGAAACACGTTCGTAGTTATCAATTTGCCAGTATTCAAATTGATTTTTCATCCACTCCCAACGGTCAGTATCTCCATCCAAATTGATACAATACACTGGACCGAAGTTTTTAAGTTTATATGCAGACTTATTCTTTTCTGCGAACATTGCTTCCATCATTTTTTGATCAATCGTTGAATGTTTTTAAGATAAAAGTTTTTGATGATGTTTTCCCAGGAGAACTGCTTTGCATATTCGCGAATCTCAGATCTACACTCCCAAGATCTTTTCCGATTTTCTTCAATGACTTGTTTAACATAGTCAATGTCTGTACACCTTTCCTCTGGAATAACATCAATAAAAGGTTTACTGGTGTCCAAATTTGCCTTTCCCCATTCGGAAACGACTACACCAAGACCAGCAGCAAACGCTTCCATACAAACAAGTGGATGTGCTTCACCATCACTTAAAAGAACTAGGTTCCCATAATCAGTAAGGTTAGCATAAAGATAGTCTTTTGTCCATTCCCCAAGATACCTAGAAGATTGTTTGAATCTAGGATCAACTATGTTACCAGCAAAATGCAAATCATGAATATCCTGATAAAGATACTGTCGTTTTCTTTCATCAATCTTTGCAAGATAGATTGACTTATCAACCATTCCTGGTGCCATTGTAAATCTGAACTTATTCAGAGCTACACCATTAGGATTTAAAAACAATTTTTCTCGGGGAATGCCAGAGTAACGATGATACACATCATTGATTTCAGAAGACAACCCAAATACGTTCGGTTTAATTCTACCAAAATGATCAAACACTCTTTGTTTATAAGGACCCATCATTTCTGGTCTTTCAATGTAAGCAAAGTGTGTTGTTACTGCACAGGGATATTGAATATAGTCATACAGTGGAACCCAATCATCATAATTGATGTGAACAAAATGAGGTCTAAACTCATTGATCATACGAATGATATCATTAGGATTACCAACGTTCACAATTTGAACTTTATGTCCAAGTTCAGTTAGCGTGAGTTTATAATCCCAAATCAAAGATTCAACAGCTCCCCACCCAACAGGGGGAATTGGTGTATTGGGTCCAATAATGCTAATTCTCATTTGATGATATTTTCAATATTGTTTACGTATTTGTCAATGAGTTTGGTGAGAGAAAATGTTTCCATACCATACTCTCTGATCTCACTTCGAGTTTCTACTGATACTTTTCTATTGTTGTCGATAGCAGTTTGAATGTATTCAAGATCATTCATCTTGTCATCAGGAATGACAGTAATGTATGGTTTAGTAATATCAAGTTCACTTGCACTATGGCGAGAAATAACCACACCCAGACCATTTACCAGTGCTTCTTTGATTGCCAAAGAAGTTCCATTCTCACCGTCACTCAAAAGAACCATATTAGCATACTTTGTTAGATCCCTACAAAGATCATCTCTACCCCATTCTCCTTTATAGTTTTGATTGTTCTTATCAAAGGATGTTCCAGATTCATACTTACCAACATAATCAATTCCAGATAGACTTTGGTAAACATATTGCTTCTTTCTTTCGGAAATCTTTCCAAGGTAAATTGATTTATCTGGGTACTCACATGCATCATTGTATGTAAACTCAGGATCATTTGTTCCTTCCATCAACCAAAATACTCGATCCTCACTCCATCCATTTTTCAAGAACCAATCATAATCCTTTGGAGAGACTGCAAAGTTGTAATACTTATGCTTGTTCTCAGTCATCCATTTAGCGACTCTCCAATATCCATCGTATTGATGTTTTTCAGGTTGATCAATATATGGATAGTGACTACTATAAAGAATAGGGCACTTTACCTTATCGTAAATGTAATCAACGACAGGAAAAAATACGTCATAATGAATATGAATTACATCCCATTCTTGCTCCAAGATATCATGAACAATATCGTTCATGTCTGGTTTATTAATAATTGTACCCTCATGACCTTTATCGCTGAGAATACAAGCTCTATCCCACATTTGTCTTTCTAAGGCACCCCACCCATCTGGTGGGATTGGCATAATACCAGGACCAACTAAACAGATTTTCATTTTATTTTACAGCAGACATTGCTTCATCATAGAGTTTTCGGTATGTTGAAATATAGTTCTCACAAGAAGAATAAGAGTCACTCGTAATCTTAGAAAAGAGAACATCAATTTGATGAACTACTTTTACGGGAAGATCTACACCAGGTCTCGACCAGTGCTCTTCAAGAATTGCCCTAGGATAAAACCCAAGATCCTTCGTAAATTCCATAATTTCTTCAATTTGAGGTGAACCCACATTAAAGTTTGAGAAAGAGCATTCGAGAAGAATATTCTTGGTTCTTTTCAAAGTCTCCGTTGCACCTTCAAGAATATCTTTTTCAGATCCCTGAACATCAATTTTTAGAAGATCAACTCCATCAGAATACAATTCAACTTCATCAAGAGTATGAGTTTCCACTTCAATCTCAACACAGTCTTCATAAAATTTGGTATCTTCTTTATACAAAGAAGCTCCACAACAAACTAAATCATCCTTATTAATATAAAATTTTACTTTTTCTTTTGCCTGATTTGAAAGAGCAGCAATGGCGTAGGAATATCCAACTTGCGATAACTTCTCTTCACAGTTTGGATTCGCTTCAATCATTGTAATATCCACATTAGGACATACCTGACCCAAACAAGAAGCAAACCATCCAGTGTTTGCTCCAATATCAATTACGGTTTTTGGATTTACAAGATCTCTAATTCCATTAAAGTTCATGGATGAAATTCCTCCCAGTACATTTCTTTTTTGATGTCTTCAAGATATTCTGAATCGAGTGTATGAAGATATTCATACGAACTATGAAAAACGAAAACAGGTTTGAATTCTTCTTCATATGAGTTTTTACCAAACCAAACACCATCTTCTTTTTTCAGTGGCATTGATTTTGGATGAGCAGTGTGGTTCATTGCACCATTTGTAAACTTCCAATCATCAAATTGATTGAAAGACAAACACAAAATAAGTTCATCAGTTACATTCATGGGAGCAGAACCATCACCATGAATCTCTTTATAGATTTCTTGATACTTTTCAAAAATATGATTGTGAGAATCTTTCTTGAAAAGAAAACATCCAGAAGCTCCATAGAAATATTCTACACCAGATGGTGGTAGAAATGGAGATACCTTTGATAGATCAACTCTAACATTAGATAGGAAAGAATTAAGTGTTGGAACCCACCAGTGTTGAGCCAACATGAAGTTATCCTCAGACTCTTCAATCAATTCCTCTGTTCTATCATTGATTAAAACAGTATCAACGTCCATGTAGAAACAATAGTCGGTTTCTAGATACTTGTAAAGTTCATACCGCTTTGCCCAGATGTGAGGTTGTAACCAATTTCGGTTGAGTTCATCCCCACCATTATCAACTTTATTTACACTTTCATTTACAACTTTAATATTAGATTCATCTGAATAGAATCTTCCATCCATGTCAATGATTAAAACCTCATATGGATTTTTTACTCTCTCTTCCAGAGATTTCAAAGACCTCATAAGGTTAGTGTAATACTTATCGTCTCCTCCGACAATATATCCAAATGTGGTTTTTGACATTACAAAGATCTCCAATAATCAAGTGTATCACTAATAGTTTGGTCTATGGTTATCTTTGGTTCCCACTCTAACCAAGTCCTCGCTTTATTTATGTTTCCCCAAATAATCTTCTCGTCGGTAGGACGGAAAAACTCTGGCTCTGTATAGGTTTTTCTATCGCCAATAATCTTTTCAACAATCTCAGAACACTTATAAGTTTTAGTTCCTCCAAGATTGATTGTAGTATTTTTAATATCGGAACAGAGAATCAATCCTTCAATCAGATCTCTAACATCAACAATAGTGCGAATAGTCTCCAAATTTCCAACTGGAATTAACCCATTATCAAATACAACTCTTTGGCAAAT